ACAAGAGCTTATTGTGTTTTTCAGTTAGCTTTAGGTAACATGGGTGCAACTGGTGGTGGAACAACTGAAGGTAACTATGACCTAGCATCTTCTAAGTTCTCAACATCAGAGCAAGAAGCACTTGGAGACGGTGCATCTACTGCCTTCATGGAGATGGCATTCAGCATAGACAAGATCGCTGTTGAAGCTAAAGGTAGAGCACTAAGAGCAGACTACTCAGTTGAACTTGCTCAAGACTTGAAAGCTATCCACGGATTAGATGCAGAGTCTGAGTTGGCAAACATTCTCTCAACAGAGATACTTGCTGAAATCAACAGAGAAGTTGTTAGAACAGTGTACAGAGGTGCAAAACCTGGTGCACAGGCTAACGTTGCTAACGCGGGTGTATTCGATCTTGACGTTGACTCAAATGGTAGATGGTCAGTTGAAAAATTCAAAGGACTATTATTCCAGATTGAGAGAGACGCAAACGCAATCGCACAGGAAACTCGTAGAGGGAAGGGTAATCTTATCATCACATCTGCTGATGTAGCTTCTGCTCTTGCTATGAGTGGTGTTCTTGACTACGACTCAGGAATTTCTGGTGCAGTTGGTGGTATCGGAGAGATTGATGACACAGGAAACACATTCGTTGGAACACTCAACGGACGTTTCAAGGTCTATATCGACCCATATTCAGCTAACGTATCTGACAGTCAGTACTATGTTGTAGGTTACAAAGTTACCAACGCATATGATGCAGGATTATTCTACTGCCCATATGTTCCTCTCCAAATGTACAGAGCGATCGGTCAGGATTCATTCCAACCACGTATCGGGTTTAAGACTCGTTACGGAATGGTTCTTAACCCATTTGCTAAGGGACTTGCTGCTCTATCTGATTCAGATCCACAAGCTGCTGGTAACCTTAACGCTAACGCTTACTACAGAAGAGTTAGAGTTGCTAACCTAATGTAATCGGATATTACATATTCCTACAAGAGACCCTACGGGGTCTCTTTTTTTGTCTAGGTATAAACTCGTAGGCATTTCTTTTTATTACAATGTAGCGGTAAATACAGTGTTGATTCGCCTACATAATAGTAGGATTGGAGGAAAGGAAATGCAACCTACCCCTCTATATGATGGTGTAAAATAACGGAGGCTTTTAATGCACAACAGAGTTTCACATAACCAATTAGCTGGTTGGAGTATGACCGATGACCCATCTACAAGCGAAAGCAACATAACGAAGATCGACGATTACTTTGACTGTCTGATAGAATGTGCAGACTTACCCAATGCGTGTAGACGCATATGCAAAAACGTATTCGATTAAACCAATGCACTAAAACTTTTATAAGGGGGGTCGCAAGACCCTCTTTTTTATGCTATAATAAATACCTATGGAGACCTGTGTTTAACTAATGGATAGTACATTATTCACTCCTAACAATAAGAACTTTTTATCTCCAGTTGGTTTTAAGTTTGTCATTGGTAGAACCCCTAACGTAGATTACTTTTGTCAATCTGCATCAATACCTCCTGTAGAAATTGGTAGTAAAGAGATTCAAACACCCATTAAGGACTATGAATTACCTGGTGATAAGATGACCTTTGGTGATCTGAATCTAAGTTTCTTAGTGAATGAAGACTTGGATAATTACTATGAAATCTACAAGTGGTTGAAAGGACTTACAAACCCTAAGCACCAATCAGAATTCTATGAGTATCTTGATACTGTAGAAGAACTAGGTAGACCTCAGGATTTTGATAAGCAAATGAGTGATGCTCGTTTACTTATCCTTAACAGCAACTACAATGCAATATCAACTGTTAACTTTTTTAATATATTCCCTACCAGTTTAAGTACACTTGAGTTTGATGCGTCAGCAACTGACATCAATTACTTCACAGCACAGGTAAATTTCAAGTATACCATATATGAGATAACGGATAAGAACGGACAGAAAGTATGAATCTAGAAACTTTGAATGACATGTGGGAGAAAGACTCACAACTAAATGATGAAAAATTAGATCATGACAGTTTAGAGATCCCCAAGTTACATGCTAAATATTTAAGACTTTACAATAGCTTTACGACCCTACGGGATCAGGCAGAGTTAGATGTAAAGCGAACCTACCGTCATAGGTGGGAGTACTATACTGGTAAAGCGGATAAACCATTTCCCATAAAACTCATCAAGACAGATGTTCCAATATATCTGGAAGCTGATGAAGTATACTCTAAGTCCGTTCTTAAACTCAAGTACTATAACCAGATGGTTGAAGCATTGAAAGCCATTATGCAGGCTATTAATAACCGATCATTTTATATTAAGAATGCGATTGAGTTCGCGAAATTTTTGAAGGGTTATGAAATCTAATGTCTACATTAAGAAGAAAAACGAAGTTTACCTAACAGTAGAATGTGAACCCCACGTTCAATACGAGTTGGCAGACGAGTTTACCTTCGAGGTTCCTCAAGCGAAGTTCATGTCAGCTTATAAAAAGAGGTATTGGGATGGGAAAATTAAGCTATTCTCCCCAGGTACAGGCGAGATTTATGTTGGTCTTCTCCCTTATATTGTTGCGTTTTGCGAGCAAAGGGGGTACGAAGTCATACATCGGGACAACGAATTTTACGGACTTCCATCAGAAGTGGATGAGTTCATTACACCCGAAGGACTAGGAGACTGGATAAAAACATTAAAGTTACCACACAAAGTTAGAGACTATCAGTACAAAGGCATCTACGAAGCATTACGCAACAAGCGTAAACTATTACTGTCACCTACAGGTTCTGGTAAATCACTAATGATCTATGCACTGTCTAGATTCTGGACAGCAAAGAAATTACAAACACTCATAGTAGTTCCAACTACATCACTGGTTGAACAGATGTACAAGGACTTTGAGGACTATGGTTGGAACGCAAAGGCACATTGTCATAAAGTATATGCAGGTACTGATCCTAGGTCTGACAAGGATGTGATCATTACCACATGGCAGTCAGTATATAAGTTACCTAAAAACTATTTTGAAAGATTTGGTGCTATAATAGGAGATGAAGCACACTTGTTTAAGGCAAAGTCTTTGACAAGCATCATGAATAAACTGCACGATTGTAAATATCGCGTAGGGTTTACAGGTACTTTGGATGGTACACAAACAAACCGCCTTGTTCTCGAAGGTGTATTTGGTACTGTCGATAAGGTTACTAAGACAGAAACCCTTATAAAAGAAGGGCACCTTTCTGAATTTGAAATCAAAGTACTAATACTCAAGCATGATTCTACTACCTTTGATAACTATCAAGAGGAGATGGACTACCTTGTTGAGCATGAAGGGCGTAATAAGTTCATACGAAACCTAGTTTGCGACCTATCTGGTAACACTCTCGTCCTGTTCAACTACGTTGAACGGCATGGCATGCCCCTTTTTGACATGATAAATAATAAGGTAGGAGAAGACAGATTAGTCTTTTTAGTACACGGTGGGGTCGATACCGAGGACAGAGAAAAGGCAAGAAGGATCGCTGAAACTACACATGACAGTATTATAGTGGCATCCTATGGGACTTTTAGCACTGGGATTAATATTCGGAACTTACATAACGTTGTCTTTGCTTCGCCATCGAAATCGAAGATCAGGAACCTCCAGTCGATCGGTAGGGTCTTAAGGAAAGGAGATCATAAGACTAAGGCAGTCTTATATGACATTGCAGACGACATATCGAAAGGTTCTAAAAAGAACTATACCCTTAATCATCTTATTGAAAGAGTAAAAATATACAATGAAGAGAACTTTAACTACGAGTTTATAGATGTCAGAATCAGATAAAGATAAGAAACCCGAATTCCTCGCGGCTATAAAATTAGTCTCTGGGGAAGAAATACTCTCTATGGTAACACATGTACAGGATGTGAATGGAGATTATTTAATTGTAGAGAACCCCATACAGGTAGAGGAAGTAACTCTACCAAATAAGATAGTTGGTGCAAAGGTTCAACCATGGATGAAGTTTTCCAGAGAAGAAGAATTTATTATACCTAAAGATAAAGTTATAACTATAGTAGAGGTAGATACTGAGGTTCAGATCTTCTACGCTATGTCTCTAAGGAAGTTGGGCGGTGACTTTATTACTGGTCAAGGTCGCCTAAGTACCGTGGAGGAGGCTAGAGTTAACTTAGATAAACTATTTGGTATATAACCATCCCTTGAACTCGCACACTCGTAGTGTACACACTTTACTACCACTTGTCAAGCCCCCCTTGACTTTCCCCCTAAAACCTTGTAAAATATAGACAAAG